CAAGCCTGTATTAGGCAGTCCTATTCAAGGAGCAAAACCTAGAGGTGGAAAGACAGTACCTGTTATTCCTGCAAAAGAACTTAACGTTTTATTATCAACAGCCTACACAAATGAAAACTACACTGAGTTTGCAGATGTAGATTCATGGAAGCTTCAGTTTACAATTGACAATGACAGTCCTTGGAATCATGAGGTTGTTATTGGATGGGTGTATACTGGAGAACGCCTTACCGCAAAAACGTTATTAGAAAGTGTAAACAAGGTTGCCTCTCACATTGGAGAGTTTAAGCTTGTGAATAACGAGTTGCATCTTGTAAAAAGTTACATTGGAAAGATCGCATCTGCATGGTTGATCTTGACATTAGACTAAAAGAAAAAATACACCCAATAAAAAACCCAGGTCAAAAGCCTGGGTTTCTTTTTAGTTAGAAGTTTTAAGGAGTATGTCTGGGTGATCAGATAGTTCTACTTCATAGTGCCAATCTACGTCCTGACCTTGAGCACATTTGTATAGCATGCCACCATCAGCGCATACTTGAATACCTGTGATTATTCTTGGCAATTGCTCTAGGTCTGTCTTTAGATAGATGATTGTGCCAAGTTCAAATTGATTATTTATATACATAGTGCTTTAATTATATTCGTAATCTAATATTTTACCAACCACATCGCTTCTGTGATTCTCTTTGAGCTTGATCCATTTGATCTCATCAATCTTCTTACTGAGTTCAATAGCATAACTAAGACCGTTGTATTCATCTCTGATGTCTTTTTGCTCATTGTCACCATTGATAATGATCTTACCATGTTTACCCAGCCTTGTCAGAATAGCCAACATCTGTGCTTTAGATAAGTTTTGTGCTTCTTCTACAACAAGTACATCGTCAATTGTTTTTCCTCTAATGAACTGTACAGGATAAGCAACAATCTTTTGGTCTTTAATCATGTCTCCAATCTTCACAGTGTCATAACACTTAGTAAGATTTTCCATGAAAGCTTCAAGATAAGGATTAAATTTCTCGTCAAGAGAACCAGGTAAAAATCCTAAAGAATTACCAACTTCAATTGTGGCACGTGTAACATAGATTTTATCACATTGCTTCTTGAATAAAAAGTCTAATGCTGTGATTGCAGAAACCAAAGATTTTCCTGATCCTGCCCTTCCTGTTACGATAACAATTTGATTGTCTATGATAAGCCTTTTTGCGTCCTTTTGTTCTGAGTTAAGTTCAATGTTGTACTTGATTTCGTTTTTCCTAGGTCTGTTAGGCTCTCTCATATTTTAAGTTTTGGTTACACTACAAGTTACTAAAAAAATTCATTAAAAACGAACTTGTGTATAACCCAAGTAAACTTCCAATTGTTGCACCAATTGAATAGAATACTCTATCAGAAAAAGTACCAAATACAATCTTCTTTATGTTATAAGACCATACCATGGAAATTGCAAATGCTGCGAACATGACACCTAAATAAATTTCTTTTGCTAAAAAGCATGTGTTGACAGCAACAAAATAAACTTGAACTATACCTGTCAATGATAGTTTAATCTTGGAATGGATCATCTTTTATTTCTTTAGAAAGTTTGACTTTAATTTTATTTAATATGTATGTTGAATTCTTGGTCTTGAAAAGCAACTCATTTTTAGAAATCCTTTCAAAACTTTCTATTGTAGTTGTAAGCCACGTAAATGAAGCGCCATACTGAGGATTTACAATACAAGATAAACCAATGTTTGGTCTGGCCATAAGCTTGTGAAAACGTCCATCCTTTTTCCACTTGACCCATTTAAGTTGATCAGCTGTCCACATCTTACCATCATTAACTCTAACAAGATGATACTGTGTGTATTCTTTTGTAAGGTTGTCAAAACATTTTGTGCAATATCTAGGAAGCATTACTTGCTTGCCTTTCATCGCGTCTTTTTCAAACTGAGACATATCTGCTCCAGTTTTAATTATGGTTCTACAAGAAGAGCACAACAAGGCTCCCAGACCACCGTTGAATTTAAAGATTGCTTTCTCCATTTGGATATTGTTTTTTGGTTCTTTCTCCTATTGGTAATGGATCACCTGCTTCATCTATCCTCACAAATCTCATATTTGTATGAAGAACAACAGTTTGTGTTCCACTATACACATTATGAGCCCTGGCTTCCATATAAAGTGTAATTGATGTATTACCCACATGCATGACTTTACCATAAATCTTGACTAATTGACCTTCTTTTGCTGGCTTTTTAAAGACACATTTATCTATAAGAACTGTAACCATACGCGGTGTGTCACATACTTCCATGGCAAATCCTGCAGCTGCAGCGTCCATCCAAGCCAGTAGTTTTCCACCAAAAAGGTTGCCATGAAATCCTAAGTCAGATTTCTTAATAGGGTGTGTTGTTATAAGCGTCATGCCTTGCATTAGTAATAAAAAAGATTTAAACTTCACAAATGTAAATAAAAATTTGCAGAATTTAAACTTTTGAAGTATATTTGTATTGAGGTTTCATGTGAAACTATAAAATCTTAAACCAAATAACATGGCAACAACAGAAAAAGAACCAACCAGAGAAGAAGTCATTGCCTGGTATAAAAGCCAGATTGAACTTGCTTCTCTTCGCGCTGAGCTGGCGGAGTTACAAGCAAAGGCTGTAACTGAAGAAGCTAAACGTATTCAGGCAACAATCATGATTGCAAACATGACGACTCCTGATAATGCAGAAAACACCAATACTGACGGACCAGGTGGAGCTGAGACTTCAGAGTAAAAAACCAAACGTTACAAGTTTAAACTAAACTTGAATCGTTCTTTGACATTTGATTTGTGTTTGTGACAGAACAAACTCTTGAGAGGAGTTAATGTGGCTTTTCCAATTCTGCAAAGTTTTGAGGGAGGCGCTGTCAAGCATGTGAGTTAAAACCACTCATCTTAAAGGTAGCGTAACTGATAAGCTCTGAGGTCCTGTGAAGACATATACTATCTGATCTCCGCAGCAGGTGCTGGTAGTCAATCCAGCTAGTCATTAACAAGTGAACTGATCATTTACTTGGACTATGGGTGAAAAGGGGCATGCCCTAGACTTGTGGGTATTCAGTAATCCCACTGAACATCAAATCAATAACGATGAGGTCTCATAGCTCAATTGGATAGAGCAACAGCCTTCTAAGCTGTAGGTTCTAGGTTCAAATCCTAGTGGGATCACAAACAAGCCTTCTTAGCTCAATTGGTAGAGCAGCTGATTTGTACTCAGCAGGTTGTGGGTTCAACTCCTACAGAAGGCTCAAATTTTTAATAACCAAACATAAATAAACAATGGCAGAATTCAAAAAGCTGGTAGGAACAAGGGTGTTGCTTACCAAACCAAAAAAACCAGAATCAAAAGTATTGTTATCACCAGAAGCTGAAGCACAGATGGAAGCTGAAATGATGGCAAAATGGACAGCATTAGAAGTATATGCTGTTGGAGATGAGGTTTCTATCGTTCAACCTGGAGACAAAGTATTTGTTGAAACGTATTCATTACAGAATGCAGGAGTTGTATCAATTGGAGATGATTTAAAATTAATGATTGCAGAACGAGATATTGCAATCATATGGTAAACCCTTAAAACAAAAGCTATGTTAAAAACCATCATTAACAAGTTAACAGGCGCGTCAAGTTCATCAAGAGATTTTCAAGAAAGAAAAGACGCCATTCTTTCAGGATTTGTAACTACATTACATAGTTTGCAATCTTTGGAAGAAGAACAAGAAAAACATATTGACATGGTCAACAATCAAATTAATGATTTGATGGCAGAATCTGATCGCACTAAGAAAATTCTTAGTAGTACTCAGAAGACCATTTCAAAGATTCAGAATATTCTGGATTAAAGGTTTGGCGGGGTAGACTGGAGTAGGTCCCAGCTTGGTCTCATAAGCCAAACAACGTAGGTTCAAATCCTACCCCCGCAACAAAGAAAATGCATGCCATGCATAAGTCGCCAGTACCGCACTAGTGTAAGCGTAAAAAAAGCACTCCAAAGCTGTAAGGTGGGACAGCATACTAAAGACTCGCAAGTCTGATGTGAATTGGAAGTTCAGGTGAAAATCCTGAGTGTATGGTACATAACATTAATAAAATTAAAAACCATGGAAGTGAACAGAGTCCAAAAAAAGATTAGAGTTAGCTCTTACGACTTGGTTAAATATCAGATTATTACAGAATTGATATTCTTTAAAAAAGAACATTTAATTCCTTCTGATATTGAACTATTGACTTTACTTGCGTTGTGGGGTCCTATTGAGTTAGGAAAGTTCTGCAATGCCGCTGCTAAAAAATTGTACAAAAACATTGAAATGGAAGAGTTCTCTGTGCGTGCACAAAATGTACGCAATAGAATGGCCAAATTAGAAAAAAGAGGTATTGTACAAAAGATCAACAATGGGAAGAGACAAATACAAATTAGTCCTTCTCTTGGCATTTATGGTAAAGGAAACGTATTGTTAGACTATAATATTTTAGCCCTTGAATCCAACAAAGCGTAAGGAAATATCCAAGATAACTTCAGAAGCACTTGGATTAGATCATCTTGTTGTAGATGATATTGTAGCTTTTTTTTACAGAAGCGTGCAAAAGAAATTGTCTGCAGTAAATCATAGCTTTGTGAATGTTCCTAATATGGGAACATTTGTGCTTAAAAGACAACGTGTAGAAAAGAAACTTGAAAAATATGAAGCGTTCTTAAATAAAATTGATGCTTCTGAATCTATTGGCATGTATGAGACTTCTCTTGAGGTAAAAGCAGATATAGAAAAATATAAATCTATTCTTGAATTTATGGACCAAGAGAATGTAAGAAAAGAAGAAGTAAAAAAACTTAAACAAAACTATATTGATAATGTTGAACAACGCGATTAAAATCTGGAAAGAAAAGGGCAAGATTTTTGAAGGTGTTAGAAACAACATCTTTAAAAAAGAACACATTGAAGAAATTGCATATAGCAGAAATGAAGTGTGTATTAAGTGTCCTTACATTGACCTTAAAGGTGATCAGTGTGCTGTTGTTGGTACACAACCTTGTTGTAAAGAATGTGGATGTTCTTTGAGATTAAAGACAAGATCCCTTTCTTCTGAATGCCCTAAAGGATTTTGGAAAGCTGTAACTACACAGCAAGAAGAAGATCTTATTAGAGCAAGTATAAACCAAAAATAAGACAAAATGAGTTTAGTATTTGAACCTAAAACCCACAGTTACACATCTGTTGATCCAAATGATACCACAAAATGGATTAGTGTTACAACCTTGATAGGTGGTTTAAAACAACCATTTGATTCAAATAGCATTGCTAAAAAATCAGCAAGCAACAAAAAGAGCAAGTGGTTTGGTATGACAGTGGAACAGATTCAGGAGGTTTGGAAAAAAGAATCTGATAGAGCATGTACACTAGGTAATTGGTATCACGATCAAAGAGAAACAGATATCACAAATTGTGACACCATTGTAAGATATGATGCTACTCTTCCTGTAATCAAACCAATGACAGATGAGAATGGTTTAAAAGTAGCACCTTCACAAAAATTGATGGATGGCATCTACCCAGAACATATGGTCTATCTAAGATCAGCTGGTATTTGTGGTCAAAGTGATTTAGTTGAAGTAGCAAATGGATTTGTTCATATAACAGACTACAAAACAAATAAAGAAATCAAAGCTGAATCATTTAAAAACTGGGAAGGAATTTCTCAGAAAATGAATGCGCCTGTTTCTCATCTTGATGATTGCAATCTTAATCATTACAATTTGCAGTTATCAATTTATATGTATATGATTCTTAAGCACAATCCACAATTAAAACCAGGAAAGCTTACTATTCATCATATCATATTTGAAGAAGAAGACGAAAAAGATGAATTTGGATATCCAATTTCTAAGTTAAACGCTGAAGGAGAACCTATCATTAAAGAAATTGTACCTTATGAGTTACCATACTTAAAAGATGAAGTACTTTCAATTATGATGTACTACAAGGAGAACCCTTCTAAATTTTTTAAAAAGAAGAACTAATGGTAAAGATTTTTGATTTACAAAATGGTGTTGTGGTTCCTACAGAACATTGCTACACTTTGAATTTTTTAAAAAGGATTATGGATGAGTATCCTGAAAACTACATGACAGTTTACATGTACCTGTTTTACATGACATGTCCTAATCCAGATATGAACCCTTTTTTTGACACTCCAGAAAATGAAAAAGAAGAACTTATTCTTTCGCAACTTAATGTGGACTTTTCTACTGAGGATGACGCAATTTTGGCAGCTCTTGAGCTATGTAAAAAACTTTATGAAACCCCTACGTACAGGGCGTTTATGGGTATCAAACACATGCTTGACCGTTTGGCGAAGTATATGGAAACTACCAGTATTGAACACGGTAGGGATGGTAACATCAATTCTCTTGTTAATGCTGCGGCAAAGTTTGAGCAAATACGTCTATCGTTCAAAGGGGCGTACAAAGATCTCATGGAAGAGCAGAAGAGTCAGGTACGAGGAGGCCAACACCTTGCGTATGATCAAGGATAAAAGAAAAATTATGGAAGACGCATTATACCACTGGTTGTTTCATTTTAACCACCACACACAAACCTGGAATGGATTTCACAGGGATGATTATTTTGCATACTGGAATGGTACAAAACCTACACGTGCTATTATAAGAGCAAAAGATATTAAAGTAATTCATGAACTCATCATCAAAACTGATGGAGATAAAACTAAAATGAATGAGCTTACACGAGGAACTGGAAAGAATTAGAACAACAAGAGTAGAAATTGTTCATATTACAGATGGATATTTGATAAGCAGAAATGTAAAGAATACTCCACTTAAAGGTGACTGGATTTCTCTTGGCTCAGATGTCTATGTTGTAAAACAGAGAATCTGGAATTATAGTGATGGACACACTTTAAAACTAATAGTAGAAGAACCTAAAGATTAAAAATGTATTTAGAGATTCCAACATATGATGCTGTGACAGCAGAATGGTCTACAACTGTTTTTGAAACAAAAGAAGAGTATGTAGAATTCTTATGGTCTGTGTTTAAAGAACCTGGCCAATATGAATTTGATAAAACATCTTTACTATTCAATAAAGAAGCAAGAGCATTTAACAAATATAAAGTTTTTTGCACTGCTCCTTTCAGGTCAAAGGATTATGTGTTATATTGGGATGACCAAAAAGTAAAATGTAGAAAAGGAGCCATTTATAAAAATGGTTCTAAAACTTGGTTTTTAACTAGAGATTACTACATGTGGGTAAACTTTTTACCAATCTATAACAAAGAGGTTGCAAAGTTTACGTTCCCTGATGTACGTGATGCACAGTATCACATGGCTTTGTATGAAGAAATTGCAAAGCATTCTTCTAAACATGCTGCCATATTAAAGAAACGTCAGATTGCGTCTTCATATTTTCATGCTGGTAAAATGATAAATCTCTTCTATTTTGAAGAGGGTGCTATCAACAAAATGGCAGGATCTTTAAAAGACTATATCAATGAGAAAGGTACTTGGCGTTTTCTTGAAGAATATAGAAACTTCTTGAATACACATACTGCATGGTATAGACCATGTAATCCAGATAAAGTATTGAACTGGGAACAAAAGATTGAAGTTAACCAAGGAGGTAAGAAAAGAGACGTTGGTCTTAAGTCTGTTATATTTGGTCTGGCGTTAGAAAAAGATCCTACTAATGGTGTAGGGGGACCTTGTACATTATTCTTTCATGAGGAGGCTGGTATTGCCCCAAAAATGAATGAAACTATAGAGTACTTGCTACCTGCGATGAAATCTGGTATGACATATACAGGTATGTTTGTAGCAGCAGGATCAGTGGGTGATTTGGAGCAATGTGAACCTTTGAAAGAAATGATCATGAATCCTATCTCCAAAGATGTTCTTGCAGTTAAAACAAACCTTATAAATGCTGAAGGTGAAATAGGAGATTGTGGATTGTTTATTCCTGAGCAATGGTCAATGATTCCTTGTATAGATGAATATGGTAACTCACAGGTAGAGAAAGCTTTAGAAATGATTCTTGCTGAACGTGAAGAATGGAAAAGAAACCTTAAACCTGAAGATTATCAATTACGTATTTCTCAGAAGCCAATTAACATTGAAGAAGCTTTTGCATATAGGAAAGTATCCAAGTTTCCATTACATCTTGTCACAAAACAAATAAGAAGAATTGAAGATCAAGAATACTTTAGAGAATTTGTAGAACTGGACAGAAAAGAAGATGGTAAGATTGCAATTCGCGAATCAAGAAAACTACCTATCAGTGAGTTTCCAATTTCTCCAAAAACAGTTGATAAAGAAGGAGTTGTTGTTATATATGAAAGACCTGTAAAAGATCCACAGTTTGGAATGTATTACGCGTCAATTGACCCTGTGTCAGAAGGTAAGACAACAACATCAGATTCATTATGTTCTATTTTTGTATACAAGACAGCTCAGGAAATAACAAGACACAAAGCTGACGGAACTATAGAACAACATATTGAAAGAGATAGAATTGTGGCATCATGGTGTGGTCGTTTTGATGACCTGAACAAGACACATGAACGTCTAGAAATGATAATTGAGTTGTATAATGCTTGGACAATTGTGGAGAATAACATTAGTTTATTTATCCAGTACATGATTTCCAGAAGAAAACAAAAGTATCTTGTACCAAAAAGTCAAATTCTTTTCTTAAAAGAACTTTCAAGTAATACTAATGTTTACCAAGAATATGGATGGAGAAACGTTGGTACACTTTTTAAAACAAATCTTATATCATATGCCATACAGTTCCTAGAAGAAGAACTAGATGTTGAGACCATGGCAGATGGAACAATTGTAAAAACCTCATATGGTATAGAAAGAATTCCTGATATAATGTTGCTTAAAGAGATGGCAGCTTATAAAGAAGGACTTAACGTGGATAGACTTGTGGCTTTTTGTGCTTTGGTAGCTTTCGCCAAAGTTCAGGAATCAAATAGAGGGTATTCAAAGAGGGTTGAAAGAGAAGAGGGTAATTTGGATAAATCAAATAAAAATGCTAAATTAAGAGTGAGCCCTTTCCGTCATTTTGGGAATGAAAACTCATCATCTACAGCGTTGAGAAAGCCAAGAAATCCTTTCAAAAACATTAGATAATAACTAAAAAGTAAATAAGCAAGATATGCCAACAATAGTAAACGCAATGCAGATTAAGAATGGGGCAAAGGCAGAGCACAATAAAATGGGTACTCTGACTCAACCTATTCAGTTTTTGCGCAGAAAAGAAAAAGATGAGGCTTGGGGTGCATGGAACCTAGACTGGTTTGAAATGCAAGGTCTAAAGCAAATACGCAGAAATGCTAGAAGATTGCTCAAGAACTACAAGCTTGCGAATGGTATTATTGATAAATCAGACTACATTGTTGAAGAAGACAATGAAGTTGCTGAATTAATTGATGTTCTTACAAAAGAAGATCAGAGTGCATTTGAACTCAAGTTCTTTCCAATTGTACCAAACGTTATCAATGTTCTCACAGGTGAATTTGCAAAAAGAAATGACAAAATCACTTACAGAGCTGTAGATGACCTATCATATAATGAAATGATAGAGGCAAAACGTGCAATGGTAGAAGAGGTGCTTGTTGCCAGAGCTGAAAAGAAGATGCAAGAGACCATTGAAAAAATGGGTCTTAATCTTGAGGATGAAGAACAAGCAGCACAAGCTCAGCAAATGATGGCTCCTGAGTCTTTAAAGTCCTTACCTGAAATTGAAGAGTTCTTTAAAAAAGACTACAGATCTTTAGTTGAAGAATGGGCTACTCACCAACATAATGTTGATGAAGAAAGATTTTCTATGAAAGAATTAGAAAACTTGGCTTTCCGCGACATGCTTATTACAGACAGAGAGTTCTGGCATTTCAAAATGAATGAGGATGACTATGAGATTGAATTGTGGAATCCTTTATTAACTTTCTATCATAAATCTCCTGAAGCAAGATACATCTCACAATCTAACTGGGTTGGTAGAGTAGATCTTCTTACATTGGCTGATGTCATTGACAAATATGGATACATGATGGACGAAGACCAAATGCATAGTCTTGAGGCTATTTATCCTGTAAAATCTGCAGGTTATAATTTGCCAGGCGTGCAAAATGATGGGTCTTTCTATGATGGAACAAGATCATATGAGTGGAACACAAATGGTCCATCTCTTGGAATGCGTCAGTTTTTGAGTGCTAGTGAAATGCACATGAACACAGGTGATGACATCATCTTTAAAATCTTAAATGAGTCAGAAGACTTGCAAGAATTTAAAGACATGGGTATGTTGCGTGTAACTACTGTATACTGGAAATCACAAAGAATGGTTGGCCATCTGTCTAAAATTGATCAGACAGGCGTATTAGTAGATATGATTGTAGATGAAACATACAAGGTTACAGATAAACCAGTTTATGACACTACAGTTATCAAAAACAAAAATAGAGAAACATTAGTATATGGTGAACACATTGATTGGATCTGGATTAATGAAACTTGGGGTGGTGTCAAGATTGGTCCTAATAGACCAGCTTACTATGGCAATCATGATATCTTTGGATTTGCTCCAATGTATCTTGATGTAAAACCTATTCGTTTCCAGTTTAAAGGAGATTTTACATTATATGGTTGTAAACTTCCTGTAGAAGGTGCTGTATTCTCAGATAGAAATACAAAGTCAATGTCTCTTGTAGACAAGATGAAACCTTATCAGGTAGGTTATAACTTAGTGAATAATCAAATAGCTGATATCCTTGTAGATGAATTAGGTACAGTTATCATGTTAGATCAGAATGCGTTACCACGTCACTCAATGGGTGAAGACTGGGGTAAAGATAATTTTTCTAAAGCATATGTTGCAATGAAGAACTTCCAGATGTTGCCATTGGATACTTCTATTACAAACACAGAAAATGCTTTAAACTTCCAACATTATCAGGTATTGAATCTTGAACAGACTAATCGTTTGATGTCACGTATTCAACTTTCTAATTACTTTAAGAATCAATGCTTTGAGGCTATTGGATTATCACCTCAGCGTATGGGAGCTGTTAATGCACAAGAAACAGCACAAGGAATTGAGCAAGCAATAAACATGAGTTATTCTCAAACTGAACCTTATTTTACACAGCATTCAGAATATTTAATGCCTCGTGTACACCAGATGAGAACAGACTTAAGTCAATATTATCACTCAACAAAACCAAGTTTAAGGTTACAATATTTGACTACTATGGATGAAAAGGTTAACTTTGAAATCAATGGTACAGAATTATTAGCTAGAGACTTGAATATTTTTATTACAACTAAGGTTAATCAGAGACAAGTTATTGAGCAAATTCGCTCTCTTGCTGTTTCTAATAATACATCAGGTGCTTCTATTTATGATTTAGGTAACATTATCAAGGCAGACTCTATGGCTGAGATTACTCATGTTATGAAATCTATTGAAGATAAAACTACAAAAGCTAAACAACAAGAAATGCAATCAATGCAAGAAGCTGAGAAAATGCGTCAAGAAGGTGAAACTAAACGTCTTGAAGCTAAGCTTAAATTTGACGCAGAACAAAAAGCTCTTGACAGAGAATCTGATGAAAGAGTTGCTGAAATTCGCTCTGCTGGTTATACAGCAATGCAGGATCGCGATGCAAATGCTCAGAATGACTATATTGATACCTTGGAATATCTTGATAAGAAGAATGCAAAAGAAGCAGATCAAGCATTATCAAGAGAAAGAGAGGTTAATAGACAAGCTTCTGAGCAAAGTAAACTTGAACTAAAACGTCAAGAAATGCTTTCAAAAGAAAGAATTGCAACAAAAGAATTGCAAATTGCACAAACAAATAAAAATAAATATGACCAAAAATAATGGTTATAGCTATATAGTACAAAAAACTTTGAGGGGATACACTCTAAACGTGTAAATCTTCAAAGTTTATTTGTAGATTATATATGAAGAAGAAGATAAAATAATACCAACTTAAACAAATCAAGTATGAGTACAACAGCAGAAAACAACCAACAAACTTCTGTATCTAATGTAAGCATTGAAAGTATTGACGACTTTCTTCCAATGCCAGGTGCTGAAAGCATCATTACATCAGATGACGAAGACGAGAAGCCAACCATCTTCTCAAAAGCTAAGCAGACAGACATGTCTTTCTTAGATGATGATGGTGGATCAGATGATGATGATTCAGATGATCCTGAAAAGAAAAAGAAAACAACATCAGTAGATACAGATTCTGCATTTGCTGAGTTGGACGCGGACTTAGAAGGTGATGAACCTGCAGATGATGCAGATAAAAAACCAGGACGCAAAAAAATTGATAAGAGTGGAATGGTAGAAACATTCTCAAAATTGATTGAGGAAGGTTTGATTGTTCCATTTGAAGATGATAAATCACTGGAGGAATACTCTGTAAAAGATTGGAAGGAATTACTTCAAGCCAATTTTGAAGAGAGAGAAAAAGCTTTAAGAGAGCAAACTCCAAAAGAGTTCTTTGAATCATTACCACAAGAACTGCAATATGCAGCAGAATATGTTGCAAAAGGCGGTACTGACATGAAAGGATTATTCCGCGCACTTTCTCAAACTGAGGAAGTAAGATCATTAGATCCAAGAAATGAAGAGCATCAAGAACTTATTGCACGTCAATATCTTCAAGCTACAAATTTTGGAAATGGAGACAATGATCTAATTGAAGATCAATTGCAAGAATGGGTTGAATCTGGTACAATTGCTAAAAAAGCACAACAGTTCAAACCAAAATTGGATCAAATGCAGGAAGAAGTAGTTCAATCTAAACTTGCTCAACAAGAGCAGTTCCGTGCAGAACAGCAAAAGAAAAAAGAGGAGTACATGGAAAACATTTACAATACTCTTAAACCAGCTGAACTGAATGGTGTAAAGATTGATAGCAAACGTCAGAAGTTCTTATGGGATGAATTAACGACTGTTAAGTATGAAAGTATGACTGGGCGTCAAACAAACTTGCTTGGTAAACTATTAGAAGACCATCAGTTTGGAAAGAATCCACGTTATGACTTGATTGCTGAAACACTTTGGTTGCTATCTGATCCTGATGATTACAAGGAGAATATCAGAAAGCAAGCAAAGAATGAGGTAACACAAGACACTGTTAGAAAACTCAAAACTGAAGAAGCACGTAAAATTGCTTCAACAACAAAAGATGAGGAAGATGATAAGCCAAGTGGTAGAAAAATACCTCGCCCTGCTGCAAATATTTTTAAACGACAATAACAAATTTTCAATAACTTTAAACTTTTAATCTAAAAAAAAATGAGTACACCCGTATTAAACAATGGACTGTTCTTACGTGATACTAACTACAAAGTTGGTTCACACGTAGACTCTTACCATTTGGTGAACATGCTTAAGAGTACTGATCCTATGGATTTAGGACCAGTAGACTTATGGGCAATGACCCAAAAGGTAGAAATGCCTCTTTATCAGATGGCTTCTTTTGGTGGTAAAAACACTATTCTTGTAGACAACCCTCGTGGTGAGTACAAATGGCAAACTCCTATCGTACAGGATCTTCCTTACGTTGTAGAAGATGTTGAGCCAGGCGTTGCTGTGTTAGGTCAAGATGGTACTACCTTCAAAATCAAAATTAACAAGCGTGTATTTGGACATGGTGATATCATCACTTATGACAAATATAAAGGAGCTGAACTTTACATCACTGCTGAGGATATCCTTCCTTCAGGTGATGGTTTCGTGTACACTGTTCAATTAGTGAACAATGATAACACTAAGGCTCTTGACAAAAAGTATTTAAAACCAGGTACTAAATTCTTCAGAAAAGGTTCTGCTCGTGGTGAATACGGTGAGCGTTTCTCTGACATTGGAGAATTGAGTGCAGGTTTCCGTGAGTACTACAACTACGTTGGTGGTGCTGAAGCTCACGTACACTACTCTGTGTCTTCTCGTGCTGAGATGATGATGAAAGGTGGAATGAATGCAGATGGTACAGTTCCTGTAACTGAGATCTGGAAATCATTTGATGCTAACATCGCAAAAGATCCTTCTTTAACTAACATTGATGCAATGGTAGCTAAGATGGGTAAAGATTACATCAAGAAAGCTTATGACAATGGTACTTTGACTCGTTCATTTGTTACTAAAATGGAATCTGCACACTTGAGCAAAATTGCAAACGACATTGAGACTTACTTAATGTGGGGACAAGGTGGTCGTATTAAGCAAGATGGTCCAGATGATATCAGATTATCTACTGGTCTTTGGGCTCAATTGGATAACTCATTCAAGAGAATCTACAACAAATCTAGCTTTAACTTAGAGTTGTTCCGTTCTGAGATCTTCAACTTCTACAATGGTAAGGTTGACTTCAAAGGTCCAGATCCTAATCGTCAAATCATTGTTCAAACTGGTATGGCTGGTATGAAGATGGTGAACGAAGCAATCAAAAAAGAAGCATTCAGCACTGCTGGTTCTGGTACTTCATTGTTTGCTGACATGAGCAAGTCTGGTTTAGGTGCTATCAGCGGTAACAACGCAATGGACTTGAACTTTGGTTTTGCTTTCACTAGCTACACCATTCCGTTCTTGGCAAACGTTAAGTTTGTATTGAACCCTGCGTTTGATAACGTACACACTAATGATATTGAGAATCCTATCATTGATGGTTTCCCATTATCTTCTTATAACTTCATCGTGTTTGACATCACTGACAACACCAATGACAACATTTACTTGTTGAAATTGAAGTGGGATAGTGAAATGAAATGGTTCTACCAAAATGGAACTATGGATTACATGGGAAGAACTCAAGGTTTCGCATCTTCAGGTAATTTCAATGGTTATAGAGTATTCATGACTCAGACTATGCCTTCTATCTGGGTTAAAGACCCTACTAAAGTTCTCAAAATTGTTATGAGAAATCCTATCACTGGAGGATCATTCTAAGGATCCTTGAAGGCACTAAGCAAACCAGGGGGTTGATTCCCCCTGGTCACTGCTTTGACACAAGACTCCACCTCCTCACGTCAGGTCTAACTTGACAATACAATGCCTGGGATTATTCCCAGGTTCTCCTGAGAAGCAACTACCTTGACGTGGTTCAGGAGCTTTAAACTAGAAGTTGCTAAAAACAGAAAGAAGAAAATTATTTAACCAACAAAAACAAATTATGGAAGTAACAATGATTGAAAAACATCAGACCTTCAAAAGGTCAAGTACTTTAGCAGTACGTCCGTTCATTGACAATGCAACAGCAAACATGGGATTAGAGAAGTATCAAATGGTACTTTTTGAAGGAGTGTTCCACGAGGAACAATTATCTTGTTTAGAAAACAATGGCATTAAAAGATATGTCACTGGTCTAAATGAATTTGCTCCTGAAATCAAGATGTTAGATGAAGACGACAGAGAAGCAGCTGTAAAACAGATTCGCGCAACTGTTGCCCAATTAGAAAAAGAATTGGCATCAAATGTTATTGATCCAAATGATCCTGACTTCTGGAACAAGGTAAAATTACTTAGACCAGACAATGATGAGTTTTGGGGCAAAATTGTTATGAGATTTGGTAATGAACCAATTTATCTTGATCCTAGCAATGATCCTTATGACTTGATTAAGTTGAAGGCTATTGAGGCAGGTGGATTTTCCATTGTTTCAAAAAGTCTAGAAGAAGCTAGACAACTTCCTGTACCACCTAAGTTTTACTTAGATAAGTATGAAGAGACAGCTTCTATCAGAACTGAAGTTAAAAAATTACGCAACAAGGCACTTGCTGAATTGCAAAAGCTATTTGAAAAAAATACAAACAAGTTGTTTTATGTTTGTAAGGTGATTGATGCAAACTCAACACAATACAAAAAATCAACTCCACATGATATTCTTTATGACAATATGGATAAGTATATCAATGGTGAAACAGTTGATAAAGATAAACGTAAAACAGCGCAACGTTTCTTGGATATTGTTGGATTAGACATGGAGAGTTTAAAATTAAGATCTCTTGTTAAGGATGCCAACTTCTACAAGATTATTGCAACAAGGGGTGATGGATTTATCTATCACATGAAGAGCAGCAGTCTTTTAGGCAAAAACTCATCAGATGTTGTTGAGTACTTGAAGAATCCATTGAACGAAGAAGTTTTAGTTGATATTACTAAGAACGTTGAAAAATACTGGAATAACTAATGAACAATAACCTACTACAAATTAAAGTTAGAGAAAGACTGAATAAACTGTCTTCTCAGGACTATGACAACATTGAATGTTGGCAGATTGTTGAGGCTTTTAATAAAGCTCAACTAGAATGGGTACGTAGGCAAGTTCATGGTCATAACCAAGGTAAAGAAGGAAGTGAGCAAACCATCATGAATATTGATGACTTGCAAATCCTTATTGTAGAACAAAATCTTACTGCAACAGCATCTGATTTGTACTATGAAACTGGAACACTTCCTGCTAATTACTTGTTCTATAAAAGAATATCAATCAATGCAATTACAGAGTGTTGTCCAGAAAGACCTTTAATTGTTTACTTGACACAAGTTGCTGACGTTGATAGTCTTTTGGCAGATGATTTTAGAAAACCTAGCGCTGAGTGGGGTGAAACCTTTGCAACAATGCAGAGCGATAGAATCAGAATTTATACCAATGGAGAATTTGGTCTTTCTACACCTAAACTGGTGTACTATAGAAAACCTAGAACTATTTCATTCTTAGGTTGTATCAATCCCTCAACAGGTACTGCTGACGTAGATGTAGAATGTGAATTAAAAGATGATATTGTAGAACAGATCATTGATGAAACATGCTCAATTATTGCAGGTGATATTGAACTTTTCAATCAGTATTCAAGACTAAAACAACAAGCAACATCAAATAATTAAAATAAAACAATATGGACTTTGCAGGACAATACAAACCCTTAAAAAGATCAACAGCCTCATATTCTGCTGGAAGTTCTTTAGAATCACAAACAGCTGCTTGTGTTACAGAATTAATGAATGCTGCTGTTAGCTTTCATAAATTACATTTGAAAGTTACAGGAGTTGGCTCATATTCTTCTCACAAAGCTCTTAATGATTTGTATGATGCATTACCAGGACATGCTGATGATTTAGCAGAACAATTCCAAGGAGCATCAGAAAAATTATTAAATTTTGAAGATTCTGCACCTAGAATTTTGAATTCTGTAGAAGAAGCGTTATCTTATTTAAGAGAGATGACTCAAATGGTTACTGGTTTACAAGCTATTACACCTTACAGTGAGATAGTAAATGATCTAGATACTATTAAAAGCACCTTTAATTCAATCAAGTATAAATTGATTTTCTTAAAGTAAAAACAAAAACATTTTTTTAACCTTTAAATATTTTAAACATTATGGCTTACTTTCCACACGCCTTTCAAAAACTCTTAGTAGGAACTGATGGTTTCTCTACTAAAGACGGGCAAAACACATTAGCATTGGTTGCTGGTGAAATTGGTGTAGTTTCTGCGCAAGACAACTTAATCCAAGATTTAACTGTTGCACCTACTTATGCTGCTACACCATTAATTTATCTTGCTCAAGGTAGTTTCCACACTAATGACAAGATTGGTCCTTTCCACGGTGGATACAAAGAGACTGTAAAGTCTAAAGGTATCAACCCTAAATACGTTAGTGCGTTCTACGTTACTGAACCTGCTAATGCTGTAAACCACGTTATTACTGTTGGTTGTGACAATGCATGTGATTTCACTTGTAACACTACTTACCGTTTACGTATTGACGTTAAAGGTTCTGCTGCATTACGTTTCTTAACTCACAATGCTTACAAAACTGTTGACGCGTTCACAGGTTGTTGCGAAGGTGATGTTGCTGGAACTTTGGTTGATTCAGCTATCGTTTATGAAGCATGGGCTGCTGCAATTGCTGCTGATCCTATCTTAGGCAAATTTATTGCTCCTTCATTATTGTACACTGACAACTCTGGTGCATCTCCTGTAGTTACTACTACTAAGCCTGCAAACTGGGGTACTATCGCTTTAGGTGACAAATGGGTTCAGTTAAAATTAACTGGTGCTTATGTTGACACTAAATTTGGTAACTGTTCTTTTGATCCTAAAGATCATTTTGAAATTGAGCCTGTTTACATCTACGCTTCTGCTGTTGATGCATCTGGTGATCCTTGTAAAGAAGAGTGTTTCTGCGTTGCTGAGGTTACTGCTGCTTATCAAGGTAAAGGTTACGGTGAAACTTTAGTACGTGAGTTGATCTTGGCTAAGAGATACCAACAAGAGCCTTGGACTCAAGATGTTCGTTTGCGTGAAGTATTGGATGATACTACTCTAACTGAGTTGTCTCGTTCTGCTAAGTATTTCACTTACCACATCCTTCACAGTGTTCCTCGTAAGAGCAACCCTACAGGTATGATGGATGCAGACCAATACTTGGTAAAAGTTGTTGTTGACGCTCGCGATGCTGCTTTTGAATCATACATTGATACATTATTGGCAAGCTCTGGTAATCATGTACAACTACAAGTTCAGCTTTAATAGCTGATCTTGCTATCCATACATTGCAAAGAAGGAGGAGAAGGGTGCAACTCTTCCCTCCTTTTTTTGTTTTTGTTAGATAATTTTTGTAAATTCTAATTGTAGAGGTAACAATAATAAATTCATAAAATGGCAATAAAACACATCCTGGCGTTAGATATACCAGAAACAGCATGCGACACTGTCTTAAAAATATGGGACAGTTCTAGTTATGCTGAGACTCTTCCTGTTGACTGCCCTAGGTTAGATATTTTCTTGCCTGGTTTTGCAGCTCCTTTATATATCACAGAACCTAAATTACAACCAGGTTTTGCATTAAATCTTACTGCAAAAGATTTCAGTTTGCAACATGCACAAGCTGAAAATTTATTACCATTACCTGATGGCCTTTACACAATAAAATATAGTGTTTCTCCAAATGATAAAGTATTTGTTGAATATTACCATTTGAGAACAACAAGCATTACGAATGCATATTACAAGGAACTTTGCAAAGTGCAATTAGAACCTTGTGAACCAACTCCAGAGCAACATCAAAAATTGCATGACTTAAGATATATTAAAATGTATATTGATGCTGCAAAAGCAAAAGCAGAATACTGCCATGCTCCAAAACAAGGAGTTGAAATGTTAGCTTATGCTGACAAATTACTTAAGAAATACATGACAGGTTGCTGTGTTACTTGTACTACAAGCAATACACATTACGGTAACTGCAGCACTTGCAACTCATAAATAGTACTTAAAACCAAAGAATATGAATTGCCCAAACTGCCAATCAAAACTATCATGTGGTTGCCAAAAGAGAATTGCAACTGATGGTAAAGAAGTATGTAGTAACTGTGTTACAGCATATGAAAATCATTTAACAGCAAAAAAAGCTGCTGCTCAAGAGCAATTAAAAACTGCAGCAATGAACGCAGCATTACAAAATAAACAATAAAATGAGTACACCACTAGAACGCATAAATGAACTATTTGCTGACTCTGTTTACCAAGCGTATAAAAAACAACGTTATGGTTTAAAAAGTTGTAAAGCAAAAGTAGATCCTGAGTATGCTCAAGATCTTAAAGAACTTTTAGTGCGAACTAATGAGATGAACACTTGTGGTTTAACATTTGGTGGTGGTTGTAGTAAGATTAGTATTGAAGAAAAAATCAAAACATTATAATGAAACCATTAAATAGCAATATGCACTTAAAACCAGAAGAAGGATGTACAAAAACTTCTTCTTCTTGTGTTATCTGGCAAGGTCCAGATATTCCTTGCATTGAATTATGCAAAGGTGATTCTGTAACTGACGTTGTCTACAAACTTGCAACATTGCTATGTGAAATGACAACAGGTGTTATTGATATTAGTTCAGTAGATTTTAAATGCATTATAGCTGAAGGAATTGCTGAACCAACAACTCTTCAGGCTACTCTTCAAGCAATTATTGATAAGCAATGTTACTTTGAAGATAATTGTTGTTCTGATTCTGGAGCTAGACCTGCTGATACTCCTATTTCACTTCCTGCTTGTTTATACTATACAGTAGATGGTGATCAAATTACATCACTTTTACCTGCTGAATATAGTCAATATCTTGCTTCTAAGATCTGTCAAGTAATTACTGATATTGCTAGTGTTAATTCTACACTGAATAATCTTCAAGGTAGAGTAACAAACCTTGAAGCAAATCTCAGTGGTGGTGGTACTGGTTCTACAATTTCAGTTGTTGCGCAATGTGCAAGTGATGCTGTACCAGGAACAGTTGTTCCAATTGGTCAAGCTTTTTCTGCATTTGAAAGTAAATTTTGTCAACTAACAACTTTGTTAGGAACAAATGCTGCTTTATCAACTGCAATTGGAAAAGAATGTACTTCTTTAGATAGTGCAACTCAATTATCTAATGCTGAGGCAACAATGTCTGAAATTCCAGGTTGGGTTGCTACACCATCTACATTGTCAGAAACCATAGTAAACATGTGGTTGACAATCTGTGATATGAGAACTGCCATTCAATCATGTTGTGCTGGTACTACAACTGGTTGTGTACCTGTTCCAGTATCTAATATTCAAATTACTAATCTTAGTGCTGGTGGTTCAACAATCACATGGACTGCTCCTGCAGTTGGTGCAAATGAAAATCCACAGCAATATAATATTCAAGTATATGAGTGGAATGGAACAACTACAGTTGGTTCTCCAATTGTAAATACAAATAAAGCGTTTCCTTCTACATCATTAGATATTACACTTGTTCCAGATCCTTCAAAAAACTATCAAGTTCAGATTATTGCTGAATATTCATGTGATAGTTCAGTTGTTGCAACTGCAATTGGCAAGTTAGCATTAACAGCTGTTGTTTACTGTGTACAAGTAACTGATACAAACTATGATGAGGTTACAGAATTATGTAATGGAGAATCGTTTGTATCTAGAAGAAGAAAAACTACATTGACCTTAAAAGACATAAATACTAATGCAACAGTAGGTAATGCTTACGCTCCATTCAGTGTTAGTGTAAATTATGAAGTTAGTGGAGATTGTTCATCTGCAGTGTCAGAAACTGTAACAAGAAATTTTGCAACAGGAGTTTCATCTGTTGATATAATCTACGCAACTGAAAGATATGTACAATGTGGAGCAGATCCTTGTAGCGCAAGAATTCAAACATACAGTTGTATTCAAGAAATTACTGGGGATAGAGCAGTTGCTTGTTCTGGTGAAATCACATGTTTAACGTAAACAAAAAAATATTTTTATAAAATGTATCCTAATCAATATTGTAAACCATGTAATGATCCTCAACCATGTGTTGAGATCCCAGCACCACCAGATTGTGTGGGCGAACCATGTGATGAAATAGTTTTAGACACCTGTGTTAGATACACAGGCCCAGCAATACCATGCCTTGGCATAGAAGCTAATGCAAATTTAAATTTGAATCAAATTATTCAAATTATTGCAAATAGACTTTGTGATTGCTGTGATGGTACACCTCCAGTAGTAGACTGCCAAGTTTCTGATTGGGGTCCATGGGGTGAATGTATTAATGGTGTTCAAACTAGAACAAGAACAGTAATTCAATCTCCTCAGAATGGTGGAGCTGAATGTCCTCCTCTTGAAGAAACTAGAGAATGTTGTTTACCAGTTGACTGCGTTGTTTCTGAATGGAGCGCATGGTCTGAATGTAATGGAACAACTCAAACCAGAACTAGAACTGTAGTTACACCAGCTTCTTGTGGAGGTGCTGAATGCCCTGTGTTAGAAGAAACAAGAGAGTGTTGCACTCCTGTGGATTGTGTTGTATCAGCTTGGTCTGACTGGTCTGAGTGTGTAGGAGGTGAAAGAACTAGAACTAGAACAGTTGTAACTCCTGCATCATGTGGTGGTGTTGAGTGTCCTGTTCTTAGTGAAACAGAACCATGTGTAATACCATGTACACAAATTGAAAATATATTTGCTGAATCTGACAATTGTGAAACATTCTTTGTTTCATTTACTGATGATGGTTCTGCTACAACTTTGTCAGCAGAATTATATGAGGTGTCAAATCCTTTAGTCATTATAAGTACTAAAACTTGGATACCTACAGGTTCATTGACAAGTTACAGTCATACATTTACAGGATTGAGCGCTGGAACATATGCAGCTAAAGTTTATAAAAATGGTGGTTTAATTTGTGATGTTGTTATTACACCACAAATTGATGTATTGGCTTGTGTTTTAGCATGTCCAACTCCAACTAATTTAGATGTAATTGAAGTATGTGATCACACAAATAATGGTGTTACAGCTTCAGCTACAGTTAGTGGATTATCAGCAGTAAACTTATCATTTGAATTATACAACATTACTGCAGGTACTGTCTTAGTTGATACTCAAACTGCAAGTGTACCTGGTGGTGGATCTGGTTCAGTTAACTTCTTTGGATTAGGATTAATTGCTGGAGATGAATATGAAGTTAGAGTTTCAACAGTATGTGAAAACTTTACATCATCAGCACAAGTTGTATTTAATTTTATCAAAGCTGCTTGTAAACCTAATTTGTTAGATCCTTGTCCTCAACCTACAGATTTAACGGCAACAGTAACAGCATAATTAACTAGAAAAAAACAATTATAATATGGCAACATTAACTATAAATTTTACGCCAGTGCCTGGAATAACAAGTTATACAATTTGTTATAAACCTTCTGATGCTGTTAATTATACATGCATTGAAGACTCGCAATCTCCTGTGGTTATAACTGCAGGAATAGAATGTGGTGTTAGATATGATGTAACAGTGGCTACAAATTGTCCTGCCGGAGAATATGCGACAAACACAAGTGTTCCTGTTACATATACAACATTGGCATTAGATTGTCCTCCTCCTCCAACACCTTGCTTATCATATACTGTAGCTACAACTGCAGCTCAGGCACAAACAATTGATTATACAAATTGTGATGGTACACCTGGACAAATATCAATTGGTGGAGTAAGTGGATATGATGCAACTACATTCTGTGCTTTAGAAGGTAGTGTTGGTGCATCTGGAGAAACTTGGACAACAGTAAATGGTCCTTGTGGCGAACCTAAAACAATTAACGTTTCTGGAGCATATGGTACAATGGAACCATGCATTGGTGGAACTATTGATGACTTTATGAGTGCAAGTGTAAATTTGGATAATACAGTATCAGTTGATACAATTTTCCAAGTAGATGTATACTGGTCTGAGAGAAATTCAGGTGGATGTGCTTACCCTAATACTCAATCATTCTGGATTCCTGTAAAAGCTGGACAAAGTAGTGGTAGTCTAAATGCTTGTACAAATGGTGCTTACTTCCCTTCAGGAGCTGACATCTGTAGTGCTGCTGTAGTTAGTCACGACAATACTGTGGACACTATTAATTTATAAGATTTTGATGTGTAGGTTTGTTGGTTTTCCTGCCCATTAGAGAAGTGCCCCTGGCGTGAGCTGGGGGTATCTTTTTAAAAACCAGTAAGTTTTATAGAAATTCTAAAAAATAATTTCCTATTTTTGTTAATTATTAACCAACAAAATAACCTATGAATATAATTTCAGCAGTTTATCATAGTCTAAAAAGAAAGAAATCAGCAGAGTCTGAATCACAAAGACTAGGTATATCTTTATCTCATTATCAGAGAATTAAAGAAGAGGTAATCAAAGTGTTAAATGAAGCTGGATCTAAAATTGATTCAGTAATCATTCAAATGGTTGAAGCAAAATTAGCAAAAAAAGGCAAACCATTATCAAATGAAGAAATTTTATTTGAATTGGAACAAGAATTAGGAATTGCAG